TTCCTTCTCGAATGACTTCATCTTCTACCTGATCCAAAGTGTTGATTGTTTCTTCTGTTTCCTTCCTGTCTTCAGGATCAGGAAGTTTGTCCTTGATGTCTTCATAGTCAATGTCCAAGATCTCACAAATGATCTGGATGATCGTTTCATCGTCAAGGATCCCCTGAAGTCCAAGGATTGTGTTAATCTGCACCTGCTGTTTCTCTGCATCCGTCTTCTCGATCTGTGCATTATCAGAAGCATTGGTCATGATCTCACGTTCGAAATCGAACCACACATCCTTCTTCTGATAATCTGTCCCTTCCTTGCTGTTGATTTCTTCAAGGACTACCTTCAGGATCTGGTTCATGAACCGCTTCAGCCTGATTTCCAACTTATTGCACTTCAGATCCAGAAGGGAATATCTGGACTTGATGACAATGTTTGTGATATTCCCATCCCCGATCTGTGCAGAATTGAACCCCATACCGAACCTGTAGATGTTCTTTTCGTCTTCCTGCATCTTTGCCTGTCTAGCCTGATAGGGGATGTCCACAGTGTGGACTTCAACTCCACCTGTAGAATCAACACCGATCATCTTTTTTGTCTTCAGGTTGACTGCCAGTTCTTCAAGGTTATCACCTTGGAACCCCTTGACCACATGAAGGGGATGGTCAAAGTCTGCAAGGTTATTTGAAAGACCACAGGACATCATGTCATAATCGTCAATCAGATCCTTGATGGGTTTCACACCTGAGATCTGCTTCCTGTTGTTGTCCAGTCTGAAGAAGGGGATGAATCCAAAGTTGTCATAATAGACTGAATCATCACCTTCCTTGTGATAGATCACATGTGGTCTTGGGTTTATCTTCTCAGCAGGATCCAAGATCAGTTTGTCACTGTCTTCCATCACATAGAATGTGACCTGATCCTTGTCCCAGACCTGCACCCTTTTGATGGTCTTGTTGGACTTTGCAACCCTGTCTATGTACCAGTAGATCACATAAGCGCAACCGTCATCTGTTTCCTTCTCCCTGACTTCCACAACACCCATGCAGTCAGCATGTTCAAAGTGCTTCCTTCCATCCTGTCCCATGTAGCTGTACATGTACGACCAACCACAGCTGATGGTTCCAGTCAGGACTTCCTGCAATTCAGATATGAATTCTTCATCAAAGTATTCATCCAGAAGTTCCTGCAGTCTGGGATCATCGGATCTGACAAAGACCCCTTCCTTGTTTGACAGCATGTACTGCACTTCCTGATCGACCAGTTCAGTGAAGAAGGGATGACTGATCTTGATGTTGGATCTGGTCTTGTCTTCGACCAGTTCACCATCTGCGTTGAAGTAGAACATCCTGAACTGTTTTATATCGTGTTCCCCTTCATAGTATCTGGTTCCAATTCCTGCCAGTCTTTTCTTAGTGGAAGTGGAATCTTCCTGCATGAAATATTTGATCTCTGATTCTGTCAGCATGATTTACCACCCCCATTCTTCAGTAGATCCATTTATTCCCGATGATTTCATCTTCCAGACCATAGCGCATTGCATCCATCAGGTGGTTGAAATCATCAATAGGTATGTTCAGTTTCTTTCCAAATTTGTCCTTGTCCCACATGTAGTTGCTGATCTCAGTCAGGAAGTTCACACATCTTGGGTGGACATGGATTTTCAGACCTTGGATCCACTGGATCCCATTCTTGATACTGTCCTTGCCCTTCTTTGCACCCTTGATCCTGATATGGTAAGTCTGCAGTTCATCAATGGACTTAGGTTCTGCACTGTCAGCTGTGGTCTTTTCCTTCGAATAACCCATATCTGTGATCAGTCCTGCTATCTTCCTGTTGCTAAGACCAGTCTGATAGAATTCATCCCAGATCCACAGGTCTTCTGTGGTCTTGTCAAGGAACATGACAATGTATGCTGATGGATCGTTTGTATAACCAAAGTCCAACCCACACAGTGTCTTCAGCTGTGGGTGTGTCTGCCTGACCTGTTCCAGTGTGAACTTTTCTTCTGTCCAGTTCTCATAGATCAGACCGTCAACAATACCCCAACCACCAAGTCCTGCGACCTTGTACCTTCTGGGGTTCTGTGTCTTCATCCTTTCGAACACAGCAAGGTCAGCCTGATCCAACCATTCATTGCACATGTAGTTGGTGGTCATGGCTAAGATCTCAGGATCCTGCACATCAAAGAAGCGTTTCTTCAACCAGTGTCTTTCATTCCAAGGATTGAAGGTCAGTGTGATCTGCTTCCATAATCCTTCAGGGACTTCACCACGAATGGATTCATCCAACATGTCAAAGTCTTCTTCTGATAAGATCTCATACGCTTCTTCGATCCACATCCAACACAGGGATCCTGTGCTTACAGTGATGGATGTAACCTTCAGAGGATCATCCAGACCCCTGAACAGGATCTTCTGTCCTGTAGGAAGATATGTAGCTTCAAGCGGTGACAGTGTAAAGTTCCACAGGTGGTCAACCCCTAACCTGTGGACTGCCCACTGAAGATCTGTCCAACAGGAATCCTTCAAAGTCCTGAAGACCTTCCTGACCACAAGCAGGTTAGACCCCTTGTGCTTCATCATCATGTAGATGAAATATAAAGCTGTAGTCTTGGATTTCTTTGAGGCTCTGGAACCTTTTACGACCCTGTACCTTCCCTTGAAGTTCCAGAAGGTTCTATATCCTTTCCCGATCAGATCAGGTAAATGGTAGTATTTCTTCTTCATAGTGCTGACACTTCCTGCAGTTATGACAATCAATCAGGTTAGGTGTCAGGAATCCATGTTTTGTTTTACAGTAACCATCAACCCAGATCGACCAGTTCCCATCTATTAGTTGTAGTGGTTCATCCTGTGGGATCAGTCCATAGTGTGACCGTTTCCTTCTGTTGTATTCCCTGATCCGCTTCCTTTGCTTCTTAGTCTTCAAGGTCTTCTTCACCACCGAACACAGGGATGACAACATTCAGTGTCATGGAATTATCAAGGACACCTTGCATCTTGGCTAACAGGTTGATCGCCTTGATCCTGTCCGACTGTGACGGTTTCTTCTTTTTCTTCACAGCTTCAGAACAACCGTCACCGATCCCTTCCACCACAATCACTTCTTCTTCTGATTCAGATCTGATGATGGATGTCAGGACTTCCTGCATTTCCCTTGCGTCAGCAATGTTCTGGTTCTTAATCTCACCCTGAAGTTCCTTGATCCGCTGTTTAACGTCATCATTGGTCATCAACCGCTGACCGACCTGTTTTGCAGATCTTTCAGAATATCCTGCACTAATCGCTGACTGTGTGATGTTCCCACACTTGCTGAATTCCTGACAGAATCGTTCCTGTCTTTCGGTCATCCTTCCACCCCTTTCTTCCCAGAATCAGAAAAAGCACCCTTGTCTGGGTGCTTTCAGCTATTATCATTATATGATAATGATAAAGGATAAAAAAGGGATATTAAGTGGATAATTGCAGATATTCCCGAACTGCTTTCCTAAGTTCTTTCCTTGTGTACTCAACAGACCATTTAAGACTATTCGCACATGTTTCAATGCACCATTCATCCAGATAGTACATCCTCAGAAGGTGCTGTCTTTTTGAAAGTTCCATCTGGTTGATCTTCTGTGCTACCTTGATCCTGTGTCTTGCATATTTCACGATCAGATCTGTCAGTTTCTTTTCTTCGTCTTCAATCCTGCAGATCTTGGCAAGCATTGGATCACCATCCATTGAACACTGAACCGCTTCCTTGTCATATCGGATCCCAGAAAGTCCATCTAGGATGGATCTCAACTGTTCAATATGTTCTTCCTGATTTTCACATTGCTGTTTCAAATGTTTAAGTTCTTCGAAATCATTCATTATAAACCCTCAAAAGTGTTCTTGCTGTTCTTGCTTGTTCTTGGTGTGTTCTTGGTCAAAAAAGCACCAAGAACACCGATTTTGCTGATATTTATGCGGGTTTCCAGACTTCTGTTCTTGGTGCCCCTATTTTTCTTCTATATATTATTTATTTTTATATATAGTATATTTTTTATTTACTTATTTAATTTTATAAAAGTAGTTAATTCACCAAGAACACCAAGAACACCAAGAACAGACACCAGAAAAACCGCATAAATACAACAAATTTCACTGTTCTTGGTGCTGTTCTTGGTGTTCTTGCTCACGCTTCATCAACGATGAATTTCATTCCAGAAGATTCATAAATGAAGTTCTGCAGTTCTTCAAGGTCTTTGACCTTATCAAATTTCATGTATTCTTCAATGACCTTATCTGCAAATTCTGGAAGTCTTTTCCTGAATCCCCAACCATACTGATCCTTTAACACCACCATTGGAAGACCAAGGAGCATGGTAAACACTTCAGCTGTGACTTCATCGGTTACAGCTTTTTTCGCATTTTCATAACCTTTTTGATAACTTTCCTGCAGTTTTTGTTCTAATTCCGACTTTTT